ATATTGTTATAGGCAGAAAATATTATAATCAACCTAATTTATATGAACAACTTACAGGGAAACAAAATACAGGTGCATTAGTTGATGCACTATTTAACAGATAAATAAAAGCACTCTCATATTGAGGGTGCTTTTTTATGCCCGATTTTCAATCTGTCATAGTGAAATTATTGCAGAAAGAGAAGATTTACTTGCTATACGGAATGAGATACTCCAACGAGAAGTTGGAAAATCTTTGCTTGCTTTTTTGCAGGACAAAGTAACGGATTATGCAACAAAAAATCTTGATGCCATAGAGATAAAGGGTATGTGCAGGCTTATACAAGACCTGAAAGACATTCCCGAAGTAGTACAGAAAACAAAGTAAGGAGCATTTATGGCAGACGAAACAGAAATTTCAACACCCGCTGAAACATCTGACGTAACCACATCAGCCGACACCCCCGAAGTATCGGAAACGGCAGAGGTTGAAGTTACAGACGAAACACAAACGGCTGAAACAGAAACACAAACGGAGGGAGAGCCTCAACAAGAAAAACTTTATGCAGGCAAGTACAAAAGTATTGATGAGCTTGAAAAAGGCTATGCAGAATTAAACAAGTCTTACACTCAATCAAAACAAGTACAGGCAAAGTACAACGAGTTATTACGCAAGCAGGAACAACAGGAAGCACGAATGTTACAAAAAGCACAACAACAAGGCTTCAATACTGTAAACGACCAAAGAATTGCGCAACAAGTCGCACAAGCTGAACTTGACGAGTTTATTAACGGCTTGAATTACTATGTAGAACCTGACAACCAAATCCAAGTCCAACAATATTTAAACGCTTACCGTCAAACAGGGGATTTACGCTATCTCAATGAAGCAAAAAGATATTATCCGTCAGACATTTTGGAAAATATCGCAGTAGCAAAATTGCAGATGCAAAACAACCTTAAAGCGCAGTATGACAGAGAAACCCAAGAAAGAGCACAAAAAGCAGATGCGGAACTTGCGGAAGAATTACGCGCTGATTACGGCGATTTTATCGAAACCGTAAAGGCAAGTGAGCCAATAAGTAAAGCATTAGAGATGTTTTGTAATGCAGGGTTTATCCAATCAAAAGAAGATATGGAAGCTTTTAAGGGAATTATTGACGGTATAACCGACAACGTAAAAGCCCAAGCAATAAAGGAATACGAAGCACAAAAAGCCATTGAAGCTACTAAACAAGCCGCGCAAATCGAGGGCAACCCTGATTCATTCGTATTCGGGGAAAATGTACCGACTTATGCACAGTTAGCGGCTATGTCGCAAGAGGATTTTGAAAAGGCTTGCGATAAATACGGTATGGAAAAAATATGGGCTGCAAAATAGCAGCAGAAAGGCTTTAAATTATGACAGTTTTAGCACCAACACAAACAGGAACAACAGCAAAACAAGCATTTAAAATAGAAATGTGGTCAAAGCTCATTTTAAGAGCATTGAGAGATTCAGGCGCAATGCTTGAATGTGTAAACAGAGATTATGAAGGTGAAATCAAATCTAAAGGCGATACAGTACACATCAGAAGTTTAGTTGATGTTACTATCAACACTCACGACGATGCTACACCTATTCAATACGAAAAATTAAGAGCAAATGACCAAACATTGGTTATTGACCAAGCTAAAAACTTTGCATTCTTAGTAACTGATATTGAACAGGTACAATCAGACATCAAATATGCTCAAAAGTATATTAACGAAGTTAAAAAACAAATCGTTAATACAAAAGATGCATATTTGCACGCATTAGGTATTGCCGGAGTTGATGCAGGCAACCAAATGGGTACGCAAACAGTAACTGCAAGCAATATTTACGCTACTTTAGTAGATATGTTTGTAAAATTAGCTGATTCAAACGCTATTGATGACAACGGTTTAGCTGCAGACGGTAAAAGACCATTCTTGATTTTACCTCCTAAAATTATTGGTATTATCAAAAATTCAGACGAAGCAAAACACGCTACAAACTTAGGCGATGCTACAGTTAGAAAAGGTGCAATTATGCAATATGCAGGATTTGACATCAAACAATCTACAGTAGTAAAAGGCACAGCAGGAAGCGGAACAACTTCTTTTGATATCTTGGCAGGTACATCAGAAGGTATCACTTTTGCAGACCAAATCAACAAAGTTGAATCATTAAAAGATGTTGACTTCTTTGGTGATCACTTTAGAGGTTTATACTTATACGGTGGTAAAGTTGTACAACCTAAAGCGTTGGCTTCTGCAACATTCACAGTTTAATCGGGGTGAGGGGGATTATTCCCCCTCCTCTATAAAAAGGAGAAATTATGACAGAACTTAAGAAAACAAAAACTCAAAAATCTGTAAAAAAGGTTATTGAAACAGAAAAAATATCAAATGAAGACAAGATTTTAGGCAAAGTAGCAGATTCAATAGAATTGACGGTATATGACTATGAAAACCCGCAAACAAAATACAAAGTAACAAATTTACTTGTAAATAACAACCCAATTACTGTAAGCGGTGCGGTTATTGAAACATTCATAGGAAGTAAAAACCTTGAAGCAAGAGAAGAATTAAAAAAAGGTGCTAAAAAGGTAGTTACAAAAGATATTAACGGCAATTCTATGTATAAAATAGAGGTATTATAATGACTATTACGGCTCAAAGGTTATTAACAGAGTTAGGAAATAAAGCGTGGAGCGGATATAATTCAGATGATATGGTTTGGGATAGTGAGGATTCACTATCTGCAAAGGCTGAATTAAATTCCGCATTGAGATACTTGATAAATCGTGAGGACTTCCCATTTAGAGCAAAAGAACAGCCGATTATGGCAATTAGCGGAATATCTAATTACAATCCACCGATAGGACAAATCGCAAGTATTTACAATACAGATACGAGAGAAACGCTTTTATTTGTAGGTGATGGTTCAAAGTATGACAAAACAGCAACAGGCGAGCCAAGCGCTTACTGGATAGAATATAACAATCCTAATTCAAAAATAAGGCTTTACCCTATACCTGATAAGACTTATAACTTTAATATTGTATATAACCAATTCAAGCCGGTAAAAGACACAGACGGCAGCTTAAAATTTGAATTTACAAAAGAAGATGACTTTATAAATATGCCGTCAACATTAGAATTTTTGTTTATGGATTGCCTTGTATTAATGACAATGGCGCAAAACAACAAAGATGAACAGGATGAGAATTACAGACCTACACTCAATGAATTTGAGGAAAGATGGAAAGTATTCAAAAGAGCAGCAAAGCCGTCTAAAATAACTGCAAGGGTGGTATGGTAATGGCAGTAGCAGTAGAAACTCAAATATTCCAAAGTTTTAAAGGAATCAGAGAACTAAACGGAGTAAATGCAGGGGGTGAAATATCCGCGCTTCAATGTGATAATGTCGAACTTGTACAAACTGAAATAGGTGCAGGCACAGGTATAAAAACGATGGATGGAAACAGCGTATTATATACCTTGCCTGATGGTTTTGAGATAAAAGGCATTTTTGCATCATTACAGGAAGGCACTACATACAGATTTATTTATGCTGAAAATGACACTAAAGGGGTTTTATTTTACATAAATGTATTGAGAGAGCCTGAAATCATTATTGATAATTTGACCGTTACAGGCGAATGTAACGGTTTAACAATGACATCATCTGCTTATGATGTGTTTGTATTTACAAACGGAGAAGAAGTTAAAACAGTTTGTTTTACGGGTGATTCAAGTTATGGGGATAGAGTTAAAACTATATCGGCGGTAGATTATCAAGGCAGAAGCTTAAAATGGTTATCAATGACCGAATGGAACGGCTTTTTAGTTGTAGCAAGTCAATACGGAGTACATTCAAGCCATCAAAACGATATTTACACTTGGAACGATAACCCGCAAGATAAGGCAGACAGTTGGTATATTGATTTTTCTAAAAAAGTAACGGCCGTATTTTCTTATACAAGAGGGTTATATATATTTACAGGGGAAGATATAACCTTTATAAATACAACTCCAAACGATACCGCTAACGCAGTACAGGAAACAACTGCAGGAGTAGGATGTTTTAGTTATACTTCCGTAGTAAAACACGATTTAGGTTTATTTTTCTACGATAACCACCAAAAGAATATTTACTATATCCAAAACATCGACTCAGGACAGACACGACCTGCAGGGCCCGTAGCAAGAGAAATACAATCACATTTTAATGATGTTAGAACCTTTAAGATGTTTAGTTGTATTTACAATAATAAAAATGAGGTATGGTGCTTAATCAATGACAGCATTTATATTTACAACTTTGTTTTAAATGAGTGGGTACAAAGAACAGAACAAAGCATAAATACATTATGCCTTATAAAGAATGATGTTTTGTCAGGCGGAGAAGACGGCAAAGTTTACGCAGAAAACATCAACACATTATTTAGCGGTCAATTTTACCCCGCTGTTTATCAAACATCATTTATAAACATAGGCTCAAACTCTAATCTCAAAAAGCAAAAAACACCGTTATTGTTAGTTATAAATGACAGTTACAGGAATGATTTTTGGGTTCAATTAACAGTAAACAACAAAGACAAAAACCCTAAACCAATAAGAGTAAAAGGTTCAGGCGGTGGAGTTTATGCAGCAAGTACAGACAATGAAGGCGAGATTATCCCTGATAACCAAAAGTATGATTCTGCGGTTTACGCTGCGTATAATCCGTATTCTAAAAAAGTTGTAGAAATTTCAACACCTCAAACTTGGTACACAATGAGCATAAAAATTTACACAACAACTCCGGAACAAGGTTTTTATATCAACTCAATGGAACTAAAGAACATCAAAGCAAAACTAAAAACAAGGGGCAGATAATGATAATAGATCATTGCAGAAATAAAGACGAATTATATAATTTATATTCAAATCGTCCTATGCCAAATCAATATGAATTTGAATGGTTAGTAAACAACCCAAATTTATTTTGTTTTTATGACGAGGAGCAAGGCTTTTTAAGGGGTTTTATAACAATTCAAAAAGAGGGTGACGAACTAACACTTTCAGGAACAAGTATCAA